CTCCATCAGCGCGTCGTTGTAGACGTAGGGCGCCTCGACCTCCTCAGTGTTGGCCGTGTTGTACCCGATCTTCAGCCAACCCCGGTAGCAGAACAGCACGTCAAAAATCGCCTGGTGGATCTCAGGCTTAACGCGCATCACATCCAACGCCTCGTTGGCAAGACGCTCTAGCACCTCAGACCCAAATTCAAACGGCTCGTCATCGACGTTCAAAAACACTTTGGGATAATTGAACGCAATGCTGGCAATGAGCTTGCGAACCATCGGAAAGAACGTGGACACCTTCACCAGGTGCTCACGCTCCAGCCCTGAGACTTTCATCTCAAGGTTGTAGATGCTAATAAGCTTTTTCCAGCGCGTGTGCTTAGGCTCGTAGAACCGCTCACAGTTCTTGATGGTGTCGCGCCAGTATTTTTGGTCGTCGGCTTTCATGCCCTCTGCTTTGCCAAGCGTCTCAGTTCATCCACCACGTTGCCACCACTGCGAAAATCAGTATTGCGCTCAGGTAATGACGATGCAGCGCCGTACATAGACTCGAGCAGACGCCCGAACATCCCCAAGACATCAACCTGGTCGTCAACCTCATGACCCTCACCGCGAAACCTCATCAACTCGTTGACCAGCTCCTCGCACCACGGCTGCCTCTTGGGAAAGAACACCTTGCCCATAGACATGCGGCCCTGTATGGATCGCGCTCTGGTCGCTTTGTCGTTTGCACTTGTCAACCCCTCGCGAATGACATACACGCGCCGCTCTTGCATACGTTTGGCAAGAAACGGTCCCACGCCTTTTTCAATCTGTCCGCGCTCCTCAGCCCACCGGATCGGTGACCACTTCGCCATCATATCGATGGCCGACTCAACCCAAACGTCGCTGGTTGCCTGTTCCCGCCACCAATCCAGCACGTAGATGTTGTCGTCTACATCCAGGCCAATGACGCCGTGCACCGTCCAATCGCCGCCGCTGCCCGTGACGGCGTAGTCGCTGGCCGCATAAATCTGCAAATCTCGCGGCACCGTCTCATACCACCGCAGCCACTCCCGCTTGAAGAAGACGCCAGCCTCAGCACTGGGGCGCTGCTGATACAGGGCATCCCACGCTCGAGGCCCGTCGCTCATCGTGAGGACGTTGCGCGTCGTCTCCAGCGTCTCCACCGGATACCAGGCGGGCCACAGTGCCTCGCCCTCTTCGCGCCAATCGTTGCCCTCACCTAGCGCAGGTAGGTTGATCACCTCCCACGCCTCGCCACCCTCATCCTGTTGCTCGAGCAGCCGACCCGCCAGATCGTCCTCATGCCAGCGCGTCATAATCAGCACGATGGCTGCGCCTGGCATCAGACGCGTATACAGGACGTTGGTATACCAGTTCCAGGTATGGTCCCGCACCGTCTGGCTGTCGGCATCCGACCGGTCCTTGACCGGGTCATCGATCAGCGCCAGGTGCGCCCCACGCCCCGTGATCGCCGTGCCTACGCCCGCAGCGACATAAGCGCCGCCAACTTCAGTGTTCCAGCGATTGGCTGCGCGACTGTCTGCGGCCAGTTCGCAGTCGGGGAACAACTGCGAATACTCAGGGCTGTCGATGATGTTGCGAACATCGCGACCGAAGTCAGACGCCAGGTCGCCGTTGTAGCTGGCGCCAATGAGCTGGCGGTCAGGGTGCCGCCCGATATACCAACTGGGGAAACGTCGGCTTGCCAATTCCGACTTGGTGTGACGGGGAGGGCAGAAGATCATTAAGCGGTTGCATTCACCACGCTCCACGGCCTCGAGCGCGGTGCAGATGATGCCGTGGTGCTGCGCCACCTCAAATCGCGGATGGGTATACTGCGTATAGGCCAGCAGGTTCTGCCGTGCCCGCCGCCTACGCAGTAACGCCGACGCCGCGTCCGCTGGCGATAGCTTCAAGCTCGTCGTCGCTGAGGCTGTCGGCATCGTGCTTGACGGTCACCTTGTTCTCTGACCGCACGTCGTAGCGGTCGCGATACTTTTCGGGGTATATGCCCTTGAGGAGGAAGATCAGCAGCGTGTCGGACCCGCTAAACGCACGGCGGCGGGCCTCAGCTTCCAGCACCTCACCTGCGGCTTGCAGCGCCTCATACCACCGCGCCGCAAACTCGTCAGACGCATCGCGCCAACGGTATGCTTGCGTCCGCGTGACCCCTGCCGCTTGAACAGCCAACGTGATGTTGCCCGTCTGCTTTAGCGCCTCGATGAATGCATTCTGGCGCGTGACCTTCGTGCCTCGCTTAGGAGTTGTTTTTCTTTTAGTTGTCACGTTCTATCACCGTTGGCTCCAGGCCCGTGTCGCTCATGCGCTCTAACACGACACCGCAATAGCCGGGGTCGATCTCCATGCCGTAGCAGGTGCGGTTCAGTTGTTCGGCGGCTACCATCGTGGTGCCTGAGCCTAAGAACGGGTCGTAAATAGCTATGCCATCCCGTGTGGAGCTTCTACTGTCCGCGCTTATAATTTTGGTTATCAGTTCGACGGGTTTTTCAGTTTGATGCAAATTGTTGCCTGTCCGGTCACACTGAATCACGTTGCCAATACCGCCTACGCCGTCTATAGGTTTTGCTTTCTGTGAAGTGCCGTAAGCGACTAATTCATGCTGACCGCGCCAGATCGAATTACCTAACCCGGGATTCCCTTTGTCCCATACAATCATCTGCCGTAAGGGTAGCCCCTTTGATTCCAACAGATCGTACATCATTACCCACATGCGCCAATCGGTAAACACATACGCAGCCATGCTGCTTACAGATTCTAGGACGTTCGACATTAAAGCATTCCACCCACGCGACGACAACGCATCGTTGGCTATGTTGCCCCAAGTTCCACCAGCGCGTTGCGCCTCTTGCCAACCTCCTGAACAGTATGGCGGGTCTGTAACCATCATTACCGCATTCTTCTTTGTAACCTTTCCAGCGTCTTGCTTGCTTCTACAGTCGCCGCACATCAGCCGGTGCCGTCCGATTTCCCACACCTGCCCGCGTTCGGTCTGCCACTTCTCCTGTAGTTCTGCGGCCCTGTCGGTCTGCGCCTCTGGTGCGTCTGTGGGTGGAGTCAGGTCTTTGAGCATCTGGTCCAGCTCTGCCTGGCTCCACAGATTCTCGAGGCTCACGCCTTCTTGTAGGTCGGTCAGGATTGCTTCGGGGTCGAAGTCGAGGTCCAGTTCCGACACGCGGTTGTCGGCGTATGCCAGTTCCCGCGCCGCTGGATCTTTTGCCAGATCGAGGTCGGTGCGCTTGACGGCCACCACCTTGTTGCCGTCGGTCTCGACCACGACGACCTCATCGATGCCGATGTCCGCTGCTGTCTCTGCGGTCTTGTTTCCAGCGATGATGGTGCCGTGCTTGTCCAGCAGTATGGACCTGCCCGCGCCGTAGGAGCGCAGACTATGCTCGAGAGCATCGCGCCCGCGCTCAGTGCCTTTGTTGGCGTTGCGCGGATCTGGTGTGAGTTCGGATAGGTTCATAAAAACAAAAGCCCCGACCCAGTTACGGGTCGAGGCTATTGCAGAGAAGGTGCAACCCGCAAGGGTTTATGAGTCTCGCGATATTGTAACCCTTCTGGTTGTCGATGTCAAGTGGGTATTTTTGCACGATCTGGGTAGGTCCACGGCCACGGTGGTGCCGATGAGTTGCTGCGCCCGCTCGAGCAGGGGAGCGACCAGGCTGTCGAACGTAACGAGCTTGTCGTCGTTTATACGCATTTTTTGTATAGGCGGGCAGCCTCAAGCAAAGACTGCGCTTTATGTTCGGCATACTCTTGCAAGACGCTATTAAACGCTTTTTCCGTTTTTTTGTTTACCTCATCAAGATCTTCGTGACAGCACATCAAATAATTTTCCACGGCATCTATAGAGGCCTCTAAAAGGCGCCGCTGTACGTGCATCTTGTAGACCATTTGAGCCGCTTTCCCAGCGTAATAAGAAGTTGTGAGAGCTGACGCTAAACCCGCGATATAAGCCGCACCTCCAACTGCCCGCAGCAAGCCATCTCTAGACAATTCTTCTATTACCGTTACCTGGTCGACAGGTTCGTGGCGTTTATGCAGGTCCAGCATCGCGCCGTAAATCACTTCGTGATCAGCTTTGTAAAAAATCGCCTGCTGTCTTTCCAGGCTGCCCAGGATGGCGACAACTTCATCGACCGCTTCGTTGTCGATGAGCATTGACCCTAACGCCATGCGCTCACTGGCATTGCAGTGCGGGAACGCCGCCAGACCGTTGACTTGGTAAATCCCTTCCGAGCGCATGTCGACTAAAGCATTTATCCATTTGCATTTTAAGGCATCTATTAATTCCCATTGTTCGTCTGTCATCGTTTTCCCTTTCGGGGATATGACTTTCATCGTTCCGGTGTCCATACGCAGTAGACCACCACGCCGGCCAGGGCCAGGAACGCAGCCGTTGCCAGCGCCCGTATCAGGGTCCAGAGTATCATTCCTCCAGCACCTCTCGTCGTAGGTTTGCGGGTATCAGTAGCCAGCGCGTGTCCAGGTAGCGCAGCAGATCCGACAGCCTCTGGTTGCGCTCACGTCCCGGCGGCATTGCGTCGATCCTTTCGCTCTCCTCCTGACACTGGCGGGCGTAGATCCTCGCTGTCTCCAGGTCTATAGTCTCTGACATAGGCGTAGTCATCTGCGTAGGTGATGCAGAACGGCACCCGGTCTCGCGTCAGTTGGATGCAGAGGCCGACGATGCGGTCGTTGCTGACTCTCATGCGGTTAGATCCATCTGTAATTCTCAATAAAGCAGCGGGGGCGTCGTTGTGGTTTATGTGGTTGGTTTTGAGGGACGGCGGGTCTAATGCCGTGTGAACCACACCCAGACGACTAATGCCCCCGCTGCTCCATAATGCGACGCCCGATCTGTTCCGCGCATTGCGGGACGACGGCGTTGCCTAAGCCTTTAAGTCGGTCCACCCGCTGGGGAACCCCATTAGCCACTCGACCCACGTCGGGTTCAGTTGTCCAGTGGCTAATTCTGGGTTTGTCGTCCTGACCCAGTTTTTGCTGCCGCCCCATTCTCCCATTAATCCCGTGTTGTTTCCCTGCATCGCAGAAGGCGTCGGCCACATCCTCCTGTTTTCTTGCAATGCCTCTGGCAGATTGGCTATGCCTTCCTCTACCCGTCTTTTCGTTGTTGGCGAAAGCTTGGTTGCTCCCTTCCAATCCGCTGTCCTGGGCGTCGGCCACTTGTTCTTCCTCGCCATCGTTTCCAGAAATGGACGATGCGCTGTTAGTGTGTTCCCGCCCCCCTCGTTCCCTGACGACCCGTAACTCGTCGCCGCTGGCGTCGGAAATTCGGTTATGTGCGGTGATGAAGATTCGTTTACGTAGGTGCGGTGCGCCAACGTCTGCCGCCGATAGCACCTCCCATTCCGCATCGTACCCGATGGTGGAAAGGTCGCCAAGTACTCTGCCCATCCCCCTAGCAAGCAAGCCTGAGACGTTCTCCACGAGGACGTATCGGGGTCGTAGTTCGCGAATGATTCGGTGAAACTCCGACCAGAGTCCTGACCGGTTGCCGTCCTTGATTCCCGCTTTTTGTCCAGCGGTGCTGACATCCTGACATGGGAATCCTCCGGCAATAAGCTCAACTGGCTCCAAGGTATGGCCTCCGACTGCGCTGACATCTTCGTATCTCCTTACGTCAGGCCAATGTTTCGCCAGCACCTGTCGGCACCACGGGTCGATCTCGACCTGCCACTTACAGGTCATCCCCGCACGTTCCAGGCCGAGGTCGATCCCGCCGATGCCGGCAAACAGCGACCCGAACGTCACGCCGCCGCATCCGGTTTGTCTAGGAACGTTCCCTCATCCGGTTTTGCGGTGAACGACTCGTCGCTTTTGTTTAGTTCCACGCCTGGCGGTTCCTCGCCCGTGGTTTTCACGTAGGCCAGGATCGCAGCCTTGTCAGGCTTGACCGTAGCCCGCAGCAGTTGCTCGTTGCCCGACTTCTCTGCCCAATCCACGAACGTGTCCTCGAGCACCACGTCGATGCGCTCACGGCCAGCACGGCGCTGGAGCTTGCCGTAGGGGAGACTCATCGACTTCTTGCCCGTGCCCTCCAGAAACAGGCGCAGCGTCGTCTCACACCAGTCGATGCGCTTCTGGATGCGGCGCTCCTGACTCTCTAGCCACATGTCGATGCGGGTGCGCTCTGTTGCTGCGATTTCGCGCTGCTCCTCCAGCTCACGCAGCCAATAGTCCAGGGCGCGGAGACGGTAGTTAGCTCCACCCGTACCGCAATCGGTGTTTTCTTCTGCGCTTTCTTGCGCCTCCACGTAGTCGTCCTCGAAATAATCTCCTGGACTGTTCAGGGAGTCGAGTCTTTCACGCCACTCTTGCTGATTGTAATCTTTCATCGTTGCCCCTTTACGCCGCAAAGTTCGGCGCTAAATCGTGGTGGTAGTTGGTGTTGTATTTCTCGCGCATAACCTGAAAGTGCTCTGCCGCCTCCTCAAAAGTGGCTGGCCCCAGCTGCTTCTTGCGGCGCCCGCCCTCCTCTGGGGGTGGGTTGGCCTCGAGGTAGTCGGTCATCACGCGGTGCGCTTGCTCGTAGTCCAGACCGGCGTGGCGGGCATACGACCTGACGGCCATACGCAGCAGACCCCGGTCCAGATCCTTGCTGTTAAATGCTTTTTTCATACGCTCAGTGCCTTCTCGACTTCTGTGGGCATGTCGCGGAGTTCGGTCACGTCGTAGCTGTCAGGCACACGCTTGCCC